GCGCTTGTCCTTGAGCTTGTCGATCGCCATCTCGCACTCGGCCATCGCGTCACCGCGCTGCAGCAGTTCATCAGCGGTCAGCTTGCACGCGAGCTCTCGAATCACGATGTTGCTAGCCATTCCGATCCCTTGCCTTTCGTCAAAGCGCGCCCGGTACTTGCGACGCCGATGTGTCGTGGTGTTTGCCAGTCGCTACGATGCCTTGCGCGGTGCGCGAGTCTTGTTGGGTGTTGGCTTGCTGGCCACGACCTTCGGCGGCTCGCCGTCGCCGAACGCGAGCCAGACGCGATCGCATTCGAACAGCGCCGCCGCCTCGCGCAGCAGCTCGAGGTTCAACTTGGTCGCGCCGGTGTCCCATCGGCACACGGTGCCCTTGTCGACGTTGAAGTGACGCGCGACCGCTGCTTGCGTCAGGCCCCGTGCTTCACGCGCGAATCGGAAGCGAGTGTGGACGTGGTCCATGATGAATGACGAGGGTATGCAGGTTGCGCAACTGCGTCAACCGCGGATCTACCAATCGACATCATTCTGTGAGCGATCTAGCTAAAAGGGGTTGGCAAGGGACGCATTTCATGCTGTTTACGGCTAGGTCGCATTTCATGCAACATCGTCGTCCAATGAACATGTCGCTGAAAGCCGATCCGCGCCGGGGGGAGCGGCTCCAGGAGCTTCGCAAGCGACGCGGGCTGACGCAGCTGCAGGTCGCGGTCGAGCTCGGCGTGGAGAAGTCGTCGGTGAGCCGATGGGAAAGCGGCGACGTGTTCCCGCGCGACAACATCAACGGCCTGGCCGCGCTGTACCAGACTGATCCTGAGTACATCACCTTCGGCATCGAGAGTGTCGACGACATCGCAACGTATGCTGCGTTCGACGAGTTCCTCGAGTGGTTGAAGGGCAGCCCGTACGCCAAGATCACGCCCCCGTGGATGATCGAGGCAGTGCGCACCATGCGCCCGCGCTTGCCGCCAGACGTCGAGCCGAACCTCGAAGTCTATAAGCACCTACATCAGGCGATGCTGGCGATGCCGCGCCGCAAGTAGATCACTCGGCCGCAGATCGTCCCCGACGTACAAGGGTCGCCGCGGCCAGCGCTGCATGGTGCGATCTAGTCTCTAGTGCCATCCGTGCGCCCGTGCGACGTTCCGCCCCATGCGTATGACGATCGCACGCTCAATCGATGATGTTGTACGACTCTTCGCAGCATCAGAGCGCGCGGGCGGCGCGACAGAATCGCAGCTCGACGCGCTCGCGATGTGGGTCGCCACATGGCCGTGGCCAGTCGATTACGTCCCGACTACCGACGACCTCGCGGGCATGCTGACCGCATTGCGAGCCATCGCACGCGTGCCAACGCGGCCGCATGAAACGCTATCTGCACGGCTAAAATCCGCACGTACTGCAACAAGAGTTGCCGGCTGAGCAACTTATCACGTTGCGGACATAGCCCTTCATGGGTGCGCACTTTACGCAACTTCGGTTGCGTGTAATGCTCACCGCATGAGTCACCCGTCCGTCCCGGTTCAACCCGCGTCGAGCACTCCGGCCGTCGCCACCTGCAAGCAGTGCGGTTGCGACTTCACTGCGATGACCGACGAGCAGCGCGTCCAGCACCACGCCGATCTATGGGCGGTGCTGCGCGGCGACATCGACTACCGCGCATACGATCCATATCGCCCGCCCGTCAGCTCAGCGCGCACTGCAGCGTACGCCATCGGCGCGGCAATCGCATACACGCGGTTTCTCGTCGCCGCCGACCAAGGACTGTGCATCGCGTGCGCCTGCACCGCCTACATCGAGGGCCCGGCGACATGATCGGCTGCCCGCACGACGCACCGCTGTGCGACGAGTGCAACGACACCGAGGTCGTGATCGATCCGCGCTCAGCTGACGAGGACGGCATCCCCGACCTGCTGCCATGCCCGCGCTGCACTCGACCCGCGCGCTCTGCTGGTCCGCTCCCGTCGCCCCTATACGAGGACGACATCCCATGGTGACGCGCCTCGAGACCGAGTCGTACGCAGGCGAGCTCGCTGAGCTGCGCGCGATGCGTGACTGCATCAAGCAGCGCGGCTGCGTCGCGTGTCAGATGCGCGCGACGATGGCCATGCAGATCACCAAGCGCGCCGCCGCCTGCGCTCGAGAGTACCCGTTGCAGCACGTTGTGTTGCAGCGGCCAACCACACCAACCGAACCGACTGAGGAGTAACGAGGCATGGATTACAGAACGATGTTTGACTCTGACTATCTCGGCGCATGGGATCTGCCGCGCGACGCGACGGTGACCATCGCGACTGTCAAAGCAGGCCAGTTGGTCGGCGAGAAGGGGCGCACGGCCAAGAAGCCCATCATCACGTTCGTCGGCAAGCAGAAGGGGTTCGCAGCCAACAAGACCAACTGCCGCACCATCGCAGCGATGTACGGGACCAACACGAAGGAATGGATCGGCAAGCGCATCACGCTCTACGCCACCACCACCGAGTTCGGGGGCAAGCAGATGGACTGCATACGCGTGCGCCCGCAAGTGCCAGCAGCAGCAGCCAAGCGCGCGCAGAACGGCGGCGCTGCTGCTGCGCCCGAGGCTGAGCACGAGCACGAGCAGCACGACGACGATGCTGACGACGAACAGTCCACTGATGAAAGCGAGGCCGCGCATGACTGAGCCCATCGACCCGACTAACTTGGCCATCACTGCAGCGTTCCCGCTGCGCTTCGGGCATCTGAGCAAGTTCGCGCGCAGCCCTGCGCACTACCTCGAAGCGCGTTCACGTGACGCGATGGGGGTCGAGCAGCCCACTGCTGCGATGGAGAAGGGCTCGGCCTTTCACGCAGTGCTGACCGGCACTCGCCCGGTCGTGCGCTACCCCGGCAAGGTGCGCAACGGCAAGCAGTGGGAAGCGTTCCAAGTCGAGCACGCCGACAAGCTGATCCTCACCTCGACCGCGTACGAGCAGGTCATGGGGATGGTTGAGGCGGTGTGGTCAGACCCCGAAGCCGCGCCGCTGCTCAATGCGCCCGGTCTGGTGTACGAGCAGACGCTGCGTCCCGAGCTGCACGGCTGGCCGTGTCGCGCGACACCTGACGTGCGCAGCAGCGACTGCATCATCGAGCTCAAGAGCAGCGCCACCACCGAGCCCGAGTTGTTCCAACGGCACGCGACGCGCATGCTGTACCACGCGCAGCTCGCGTTCTATCTGCAGGCATGCGCAGCAGCGGGGGTCTCGGTCAAGCGCGACGCGTACATCATCGCAGTCGAAGCGAGCGCCCCGCACCCGGTCGTCGTGCACCAGTTGACAGAGCGCACACTCAATATGGGCGAGCGGTCGATCCGTCTGTGGATCGAGCGTCTGCGCGGCTGCATCGCTGCCGACTACTACCCCGGCTACGTGCAGTCGGTCGTGCCTTGGGACATCGAGGAAGACCTCGAGCTCGAGTTCGGCGACGACGACGCCACTGACGAGGAGCACGCTGCGTGAACCGCGCGCAGCTGCGGCCGTGGTATGCATGGCCAGTAGTTGTCATCGACTTCGAGACGACCGGGCCCGACCCTTCGACCTGCACGCCGGTCGAGGTCGGGCTCGTTCGTTTCGAGCAGGGCGCACCAGTGCAGCGCTGGTCGACGTTGGTCAACCCGGGCGAGCCCATCCCCCCTGCTGCGACAGCGGTGCACGGCATCGTTGACGCTGACGTCGCGAGCGCGCCGAGCTTCGCTGATGCGTGGGCCAATGTGCTTGACCTTGGACTGCTGACCCGCGCTGTGCCGTGCGCTTACAACGCCCCGTTCGATCGCACCATCCTGCACCGGCTGACTGTCGAGGATCGCCGCCACCACGCGCTCTGCCATGACCTACCGTGGCTCGACCCGCTCGTCGTGGTGCGTCACCTCGACCGCTTCGTGCGGGGTGCAGGCCGCCACCGACTCGCAGCGACGTGCGAGCGTCACGGCGTCCCACTGCTCAATGCGCACAGCTCAGTCGGGGATGCAGAAGCGACCGGGCGACTGCTGTACGCGTTGCAGCCCGACATCGGCGACATGACCATCTGCGAGCTGCTGCGCCGGCAAGAGCTGCGAGCAGCTGAGCAGGATCGAGACTTCGCTGCGTGGCAAGCACGCCAGCCAGCACCACCAACCACAGGAGACACGACACCATGACGAACGAGACGGTCAGCAGCAGCATCGACAGCAAGCACCACCGCGCGCGATGCCCATCGTGCGGGGTCACCTGCGAGCAGCGTGCGCGCACCGTGCGCGAGTTGACTGGTGACATCCTGCAGGCGCGCGAGTGCATCGAGTGCGAGATGATCTATCGCGTCAGTGAACCGGCCGACCGGCTCGTCGATGCAGAGCCGTACGGGTGCGTCAATCGCCGGACGTCATCGCCGCGAGAGTGCGTCGAGAGCGGCCACTACTGGTGCGACGCGTTCAAGTCCAAGCCGGGCGCGGGGGATGAGCCATGAAATGCTGCACCGATGACGATTTGATCGCGGAGCTTCTCCGCTTGGTTGCCGACGTCCGTCGCGAGACCCGCGAGGCCACGATCCGGGAGTGCACCGAAGCGTGCACGCCGCGCCAATCCGGAGCTCGCGAGCTGAGGCCCGGTCTGATCATTGCACAGAAGCGCCTCGTCTCCCTGCTCACGCCCCCGAGCGCGCCGGCTGAGCCGAAGTGCGCCATCTGTGACGCGAAGGGCCTCCCGCAGATCAGCGCCGATGCACACGCGACGCAGCGACACCATAGTTTCGACGTGAACGCGCCGGCTGAGCCGAAGTGCAAGTGGTGCAGCAGGCTCGAAGACGCTGACCAACACCGATTCGACCAGGACGGCAACGACTTGACCCCGGACGGCCACTCCTTCGAACCCGAGGAGCCCGGCCATGGGTGACGCGGATACCATCGACGACCTGTCGCGCGAGCTCTCCGAGGAGATCGAGGCGCACCGGGTGACACGGGTGCGCGCTGTGAAGGCCGAGGCCCGCGTCGAGGAGCTGGAGGCGAAACTTGAAGGCTCAGCGGCGGACGACGCCTTCGACGCGATTGCAGCGCTGCTCGGTTGCCCCTCGTGGGACTACCCAGGCCAGCTCGTGCGCGATGTCAAAGCGCTGAAAGCGGAGTGCGCGCACTGGAAAGACCTGTACGAGTGCTACTCGTCGGGGTGCGATCGAGAGCAGAGCCGGAAGGAAGCCGCCGAGCAACGCCTCGCTGACCTCGTGCGCGAGGTGCGGGAGTGGATCCAGTCCACTGACGAAGCGCCCCGAGCAAAGCACTGGACGGCGATCGACGGGCTGCTCGCGCGGTACGAGCTGCCGCCCGAGGTGCAGCCATGAAGACCGAGGGCTACACGGACGAGGAGTGGGCATGGATTGCCGCGTCGTGGGGCAATCGCATGGGGCTGAACGAGCACGAGAAGGATCGCGCGACCGCCACCATCCGCCGCCTCCGAGGCCAACGCGACGCGGCACTCGCCGAGCGCGACGAAGCCCGCAGGGTGGCGAAGGTGCTTGCGACTCGCTTCTACGATTCGTGCTCACATGGGGAATGCTGCGACGCGCGGTGCATCGCGAGACGCGCCGCCCTCGCCTACCCGGAGCAGCCGACCGAGGTGAAGCGATGAGCGCCTGCTCGAGCTGCAAGGCCCGAGTGCTGTGGGCCAAGACCACTACCGGCAAGGACATCCCGCTCAACCCCGATCCCGTCGCCGGCGGCAACCTCGAACTCAAGGATGGGATCGCGCGCGTCGTGAAGCCCCACCCTGCCGTCAAGCTGTACACGTCGCACTTCGTGAGTTGCCCAAACGCGAACTCGCATCGGAAGGGGCGCCGCTCATGACCCTCGACCAGCTGCGCAGCGAGCTCGGTCTGACGCGCGCGGAATGGCGTGAACTGCAGTATGGCGCAGCCGATTGCGAGATGAGCACGCGCGACTTCGTGCGGCTGCTCCTGCGCGTCGCCATCAGCGCCGATGCGCCAGCCACGCTTCGGCGGTCGCAGTCAACCCGCAGTCCTGAACAGGGATCCAGCCATGGGGCGAACGGACCACGACGACATCGACCAGGCCGACCTCGATCCGGTTGACGTGCCAGAGCTGACGCCCAACGAGCGCGCGCGACTGCGGGCGTTGCTCGATCTCATCGATCGCGGTGCGCGGGCCGGACTAACTCCCCGGAAGAGTTCACCCCCCAAGAAGTACCCACTCGGGACGCCAGAACAGGAAGCACGTATCCGAGCGGCTGTGACCAAGCGAATGCAGGGTAAGGAGTAGTAGCCATGCCACGAAAACTCACCGGACGAGTCGACCCCTTCAGAGACCGATGGCGCGCACACCTCGGCGCAGCCTACCTCGGCCTGTTCGACACCGAGGCCGAAGGCTGGATCGCGGTACGCATCGCACTCGAGCAGCGTACGGAAAAGGGGCCGCTCACGCTGCGGCAGTGGGCCACGACGTGGTTCAAGGAACGCGATGAGGCCAGGGCTGTTGACGATCACAAAGCGCAGCTCAGCATCTGGCGCTCGCGCGTCGAGGTGGCGGACTTCCTCGATTGGCCGCTCAAGCGCATCAAGCCGCAGCACGTGCAGGGCTGGCTCGCCGAGTTGAGCAAGCGGCGCAGCCGGTACGCCATCAACCGCAAGGTCGACGGCAAGACCGTCACCGAGTTTCGCGAGCGCGCGACCCCGATCTCGTACGAGGCAATCGCCAAGGCGCTGAGCTTGCTCAAGCTGTGCCTCGATGCGGCCATCCGTGATGGCAAACTCGAGATTGGAAAGAACCCCGCGCGCGTCGCCAAGGTCCCGCGACGCAAGGATCGCGTGGCCAAGGGCGAGCAACGCGTGGTCCACCTCACGCCTCGCGAGATCGATGCGCTGTTCGCGCTCGACCTGCCCGCGCTCGACCGAGCGGTGTATGCGATCGCGATCTATGGTGGACTGCGTCGCGGCGAGATCTGGGGGCTGCGTTGGGAACACCTGGGCCTCGATGTGCCCAAGCCCGTCATCCGCGTCCGCAACAGCTACAAGAGCCCGACCAAGACGCTCGACTCGATACGTGATGTTCCGCTCATCACACCGGCGCACGCGGCGCTGCTCGCCTACCGCGCGTCGCTCAACCCACGCCCGATCGGCGGCCTCGTGTTCCCAGCTGACGGCGGCGGCTGCCACTCGCGCTCGTACGACTGCAAGTGGACCGACCATCGTGGCTACCGGCACGGGCCGCGCGGCAAGCAGGACAAGACCACGCGTGTATGGGATGGCTGGCGCACGAAGGCGGAGATCCGGCCCGAGGTCACGTTCCACGCGCTTCGCCACACCTGCGGCTGCCATCTGGCTCAGGGCACGTGGGTCGCGCCCGGCTGGCTGCACCGCCGATTGAGCCTGCTCGACATCAAGGAATGGCTCGGCCACAGCTCGGTCGAAGTCACCGAACGGCACTATGCCGACTTCGCCGAGGACACCCTGCAGGATGCGGTGCACGGTGACGCAAGTCGTCCGGGAAAGCGGAACGGAAAGCGGAACAGTCGAAACGGCGATACGTCCAAGTAGCTGATTTCTTTGCGCTCCCGGGAGGATTCGAACCTCCGACCAACGGCTTAGGAATACCATGGTCACGTCAATGGTAATCGCTGGTTATGGGCGTTGTTCCGGATTCGTTCCGCTTTGCGCGGGCCGCGTTTCCGGAACAACTTCCGCACCGCCCACAGCCAAAAGGGGCAGCGCTCTGGGGCGCCCTTGAACTGCCCGTTGCAGCACCGCGCTGGCTCGCGCTACGAAGCCCCCATGAAGCGCTCCAGCCCGCCGACCACTACCCAGGTCGCCCAGCTGCCACCCAAGCCCGTCCCAGCCCCCATGCCTGCCGCCAGGGCCGCGGCCACCGCCCTGGGCGAGGCGCTCGCCACCATCGTCCGCGAAGCGGTATTCGACGCGTTCGCTGAGCTGATGGACGGCGAGCTCGCGCGCCCAACAGCGACGAAAGGATTGGTCGACCGCGCAGCCATCGCCGAGCAGCTGGGCGTCTGCACGGCGACGATCGCGAACTTAGAACGGCGGGGACTGCCGCGCGTCATGGTGGGCGATAGCGTCCGCTATGACTCGGCTGATGTCCTGTCGTGGTTGAAGGCAGGCGGCCCTGAGCAGCAGGGCACGCCATGACGCGGTAAGCGCGCTCGGGGTGGCCTAGGGGCGCTTCCGACGCAGGCCACCCCGAGCAAGCAGACGGTCGATGTGGTCCATCTCGGGTTCAGGCTCAGCTGGCCTCGCGGCTGATCGTGGCACCGGACTGCCCTCGACCAGCTCATACAGCGCGTCCCTGCGCACATAGTACCGCCCGCCGAAGCACGACACGGCGATCCGTCCTTCGCGCGCTGCTTTGAGAATCCGCCGCAACGGCCACTGCTCCGCACGAAGTTCGATCAGCGGGTCCGGGTCGCTCGCCTCCGCGACAGCTCGGGCGATCAGCGGGTCGAGCAAACGACCCAGCTCGTCCTTGAGGGCGTCGCTAAGCGCAGCTGCGAAGCGCTCGGCGCGCTCGGTCTGATGCTTCCTTGCCATGGGGCCGGGACCCTACTGCACCAGCGCGTGAGCTACTACGTCTCCCCAACCCCCGCCCAGCCCATCACCCGGCCCGTCTGCGACCAGAACCACACCGCGCGGGTGGGCTCGCCCCCGCCCCACCACACCAGCAGCTCGAGGCCGAGCACTTCCGGTTTTGCGCCTCCGATCGCGGTCGGATCAGGTGAAGTGTAATCGAACTCGAGCACGCCACAGCCGGGGCCGATCGTCCACCACGTCATGGCCGGGGTTGTCGGTCGCGGCCAGTGGCGGTTGCGCACCCAGCCCGCCCGCGCGATGACTTGGGGCATGAGCGACGACGCCGACGATCCCCGCGTCAACCGAGCGATCCGCGAGTTGGCGTGCGCGCTGGCCTCCCGAGGACGGCGGCTCGCCGCGATCTCCGTCGAAACCGACCACCCAGCCCCCGATGCCGACGTCGACACTATCGTTGGAATCGTCAGCGTCGAGCACGTGCGCAGCGACGGTCAACTATGGGCGTTGGTTGTCGAGTTCGAGCACCTGAGACGACGCGCGGACAAGTGATCAGTCCGGTCGGGCGGCTGGCGAGTTGCTCGGGTTCCGAGATATGCGTCCGACCTGACCGCCGCACCTGGCCAACGATGGCTGCTCAGCGCCGATCGCGGCCACCTTGACCAACCACGCTTGGCCATGTCCGCGACGCCATGCGCTGCATAACTTGCAGTTGCATTCTGTGCTGCTTACCGTCGCGCTTGGACGCTGTTCATGCATAGGGGGTCAGCGATGAGCGACGAGTGGCACAGCATCGGGCAACACCGCGCGCGCTTCGAGGTGCGCACCGATCACAGTCGATTCGTGGTGATGGGGCCGGTGTGCTCCATCGAGCTCAGCAGGTGGCGGCCGCAGCGAGAGCCGATCGCGCGCGGTGTGATCGATGGCAACGGATACGCGTCGGGGCAAGGCGAGCCGATCGTGATGCTCGACGCGCGCAGCGATCAACTGCCGACGAGCGTGACCGCCGAGCTGCTCGAGCACTGGAAAGCGATGGTTGACCGGGTCGTGGCGCTCGACCGCAGCGCAGCGGGGGCGGGTCGTGGCTGACGAGCTGCTCGAAGCGGTGCGTCGGATCATCAGCGATCACGAGCAGCACGATCGGTCCCACGAAGCCAAGCTAACGGCAGCGGTTGATCAGCTGACGCTCTGCGCGCTGCAAGTGCGGGCGATGGTGCAAACGCTCGACACGCCCGGGATCGCCGATCGTGCGCAGCTCATCGGGCACGCCGTCAAGCTGTGCATCGATCTCGCTGCGCTCGCACTGCACATTGCGAGCCGGGTGCAGCGATGACCGACTACGACAAAGCCACGCTGCTCCTGATCGCGGACTTGGAAGCCGCGGTGCCCAGCCCCAAGCGCGATGCGATCCTCGAGCGAGCGCGAGCTTGGAAGTACCACGACTTCCATCCCAACGCGTACGCGACGCCGCAGCTCGCGCTGTACGACCATCTGCAGAAAGCTGGACTCGGCGAGCTCGCTGACAACGTCAAGCGCGGGAAGTATTACGAGCCCAACGGCGAGGGTGGTCATGGGCGCCCCTATGACGAGGACGATGCACGCGACGTCGAGATCATCAAGCGTTGGGTGGATGACCTTGCGGCGCAGGTCGATTCGGGAAAGCTCACGCTCGATGAGTTCGATGTCGAAACCGAGCGCTTGTTGCGTTGGCTCGAGGCGCAAATCGCCGTGAAGCTGCTCAATAAGGACTAACTCCGATCAAGCGAGGCTCATGACATGAAGTCGTTCGCGGTTGTGGTGGTTCTCGTGGTGTTCATCGTCGCGTTGAATCTGTCGGCGCTCGTCATTTGGGGGCTTCTCAAGAGAGTGGTGGTCGAGCGCGACCGAGCCCACATCCAAGCCATTCGCATCGCCTCCGAGCGCCTGCGGTCGGACGGTTACCTTGAGGCTGCCGAGCAGTTTCGCGACTATGCTGACGTGCTCGAGGCCAAGAAGGGGACCGCGCTTTGACTGTTGCTCGTCGTCAGGCCGTGATGTATGGCAGCTCCGGTGGACGACTCCCTGACGGCGCACGCTGGCACGTTGCTTTGGATCTTGGCCGCAGTTGCCACCGGCCATGTGTTCATTCTGTGGCGGGCCATCGACGACCGTGCATTCCGATCCCGCGTGCGCGCGCTGCGTGATGAGCTTCGCGCGGCCGCGATCAATGACCCGCATCTCGCTGCGTCACCGCTCTTTGATCATCTGGACAAGCGCTTGACATGCACTGCGCGGGAAGCGTGCATCCTATCTCCCTTCCTGGCGCTGCCGTTGTTGTGGCGGCGAGATCTGGTCCGCGAGATCCTGCGCATCGCTGAGCACTCGACTCGGACGATTGCCGGGTCGGGCATCGACGCTGTGCAGCAGATCAGCGCGCGAGTCGATGCCGAACTGTATCGGTTTCTTTGGCGCCGCTCCCCGCTGGCAATGCTCGCGATGGCGCTGGCCTTCTCAACGGGTCCAGGGGACCTGCGCGCCGTCGCAGCAGCATGCACGAGTGTCCCTATCGACATCCGGGATGATGCCGGCCACGGCTAGCGCCAGATGCGCGTGGCGCTCATCCGCACGTTGCGCATGTACTTGACCGAGGGCTTGGGGTCCCAGTCATCGCCGTTGTTGGCCGAGCCATAGAACTTCATGTAGGTCTCGACGCTGTCGTGGCCATCGCCGCGCGTGGTGACGCCGCGCTGCTCCAGCGTCTTTTGCCCGTTGACCCAGAGCGTGACCGTGGTCCCTCCAGCACACCCGGTGCTCTCGCTGCCCCAGACATAGTGCATCTCGATATCGAACCACTCGCCCACGGGCAGCGTGACGGTCGACCAGTCGGTCTCGGGGTTGATGGCGGTCCAGCTCCACTTGACGCGCATGGAACCGTCCTCGACGAGCATCAAGCCGGGCTGGGTGTGCCAGCGCTCGGACGAGCTCACCGAGTGGAAGTCCCACAGATTGATCCACGGGTTGCTATCGGGGCTGCTGTGGGCGGTGATGGCTTCGGGAAAGAACCACTCGGCCGCGATGTATACGCCAGAAGGACTGCGGACTAGCTGGTCGAATGTGGCGTTGGCGAAGCTGTAGATGCCGGCCTGGCTGCGAGAGCCGCCGTTGTTGTCGAAGGTCGCAACGTGCTTGAGCGCGAAGCCCGGCCCGCCGAGCGGATCGTTCACGCGGTACAGGTCGACCTCGCTGTTGCCACCGACCGCCTGCCCGATGGGGCGCTCCAGCTGGATCTGACTGAAGCCGTAAGGAGCCTCGCCGCAGCTGTTTTGAATGTCGTCGGTCCACAGAACGCCGGAGTGCGGCTGGGGACGAGGCGTGTTGTGGTGGAGTGGCCCGGGCGCATGCGCGCAGCCCGCCAGAGTCGCGCACGTTACTATGACAGTGATATGGATACGCATCGCAGAGCTCCACTGGTGGGTTGGTTGGGTTCCCAAACTGCCGGGCCGATGTCGCCGAGCTTCATAACTCGATGATCATCCCGGTGGTGCCCGACTGTACGGTCACACCGTTGGGCGCACTGCCAGTTGCGAAGCGCAGCGCAAACGTGCCGGCTGAGGTCGTGATGGTGGTGCCATAGAGAATGCACCCAACATCGTTTGAGCTTGGGCCGACGCCGCTGGCGCCCACTGCGGTGTCCAGCGCCGTTGCAGAATCCGACTGAAACCCTGCCGGCCCGGTCGCTCCTAGAAGCGTGGCGCGAATATAGCTTTGTGTGCCCGAGTAGTTCACAGCGAGACGTAGCCCGGTGGTGGCATTGGCGGTGCGGTAGATGACAAACCAAGCAAAGAAATAGGTGACGCCGGCTTTCAGGGCGGCGGTGAGCTGAGGCGAGACGTCAGCCAAGCTCGCCGATACGCTACTCTGACCGGCCGTGAGGCGGGGCAGGCTCACCAGGCGCCCGACGAGGAGCGCACCCGCGCGGCGTACCATCTCACCATCGAGCCACGATCCAACGCTCAGATTGGTAGGGCCAGCGGTCTCAACTAGCGGGTGCACATGATCGAACGCGCTAGCAAGCAGCCCCACGCCCGCGCTGGCGGCGCCGCCAACCTTGTTCGGGGCAACGTTGCTGATAATCGGATTGTAGAGCGGCACAGCCTAAACCTCGTGATGCTCGACGTGCCACTTGACTGGTGTAACCATGATTGCCCCTATGACTCGGTGACATGCGCTTCGCCGTTGGCTGCGCTCCAGATGCCGGTGATGATCCCGGTGTAATAGCGGCGCGGCATCTCCCAGTAGCCACCCGGGTCGAGCCGCGCCGACCAGCTGGTGAGCGATGCTGCCGAGCCGAGCTTCACGTAGAGCGTCGCAGTGCTATTGTTCACGATCATCGCGCCTGTCCGTGCTGCATTGGCGGCAAGCAGCGTGACGACGGTGACGCTGGAGTTGACGTTGGCAACGCTGGCGGTGCTCGGCGCTGCGACCTCCACGGTGCCGATGTTCACGCCAGCGTTCGCGGCGAGCTTGCCGATGAAGTTGCTGCTTGCCTGCAATACCGCCTGCATGCTGCCCGCGGGAATGGCAGCGGCGATTGTCGCGAGGAACCCCCGGCTGGCACCGATGTCCTGCTCAACCGTGCCGGGCAACGCGTCAACATCGTGGGAGACGATGTGCTCGCCCGAGAGGGTCCGCGACTTGAGCGGGACGATCGAGAGATCCGGATCTGCATAGTATAGCGTCATGTGATTTCACGACCTCACAGTATGGCGCCCACGAAGTCGGTCATTGGCTTCACCCGATGTAAGACGAGAGGCGGATCCGTCCGCTGCTAAGTTGAGCTCGTCCAAGCGACACATTTCAACGAACGTTGGCGGTGCGCCGGCGATAGGATCGTCGTAATAGAGATCAGTCATGGTTCACCCGAGAAAGTGCGAGACACGAATGCGCGCGTTCTCGCAGGCGAGCAACAGTCGCCCAGCGAATGCCAAGCCCGCCGGCACACGGATCAGCCGGTAGCACGTCTCATTGTCCGCTGATGGAAGAATGTTGAAAGTTGCAACCGCCGCGGGGGACCCGTTCAGGGCGTCGACGCGATACAGTTTGACGTAGGTACAATCGATATGCTTCGACATCACGACGAGGTGCTCGGGGAGAGCAACTACTGCGCCGATGGTGCCGGTGACAAAATCGACAGCACTAATCGCCATGGTCCACGTCAGCCCGTCGCTCGACTTGAGCACTGCGCCAGCAGTGTTCCACGCGAAGAACATGGCATACTCGCTGCTCCACGTGACCCCAATGACATTGGCGCTGCCAAATGCACTCGAGAGCATTGGTGTCCATGTCGTGCCTGTTGAGTTGCCACGTTGCATCATCCCGCCACTACCGACCGCGGCAAACACGTTCAAGCTCGGCGAGTAAGCGACACCATACATCGCCAGGCCGGAGTAGGCCGTGGTTCTCGAGGTATATGTCGTCCCGTCGACCGTGCTCTTGATGGCCCCAGAATCGCCCACAACAACGACCGCAGCCGGACCAGCAGCGCAGGCTCGCCAGTCGCTGCCGCCGGTTGCGCGTCGCAGCCAAGTGAGCGCGCCATCTGTCGTGTCAACAGAGTCTTGGATCTCACCGGTCCGTCCCACCGCCACGAATCGGTTGAACGCGGCCGACCAACAGACATCGTTGAACTGACCCGAGTACGATGCATCGGGCGAAGGTATTTCCCACTCGTGATTACGTGCGGCGAACGATGAAATGCGATAGGGAGCATTTCCGACAGCCACGACCGATAGCGACCCAGCGGCAATGGATAGTGTCGTGTACTGCGCGCCCGGTGGGGCAAGGTCAACCCACTGAGTAATACCCGCGAGTTCTGCTCTGCGGGTGATTAGTTTATTGATGGCACGCAGCACTTGTGACAGGTCGGACTCGCTGCTGGTCAACCCTGCCCCAGTAATCAGATTCACGAGTTCGTTCTGCGTATCAGCGAGCGCGTCCCATGCATGGTTGAAGTAGCCGGCCGGAGCCTCTTCGCCGTTTGTGAAGCCCGCGACTCGCTTGCCTGGCGGCGGCGGGATCGCGCCGGGATAGCCGGCCGGCGGCGTCGTCGCCCATTGGTCGAGCTTGAGTTCCATTAGAGCACCACCAAAATGCTGCCGCCGGAAGCAACAGGTGGCGGCTCGGGGTGGTACGCCATGTCACGACCGTCGCTGATCGCAGAGAGCCGCCCGTGGTTGAAACCTTGCGGGCTGTCATAGACAGAGTCCCCGCTGACCGAGAACCGGAACGCCGTGGTCGAGTCGTCGTACCAGTGGAAGAACGCTTGAACACCGGCCGCCTTGGCCAGCACGATGAGTTGCGCAATCTCCACGCCATCAGCGCCCACGACCGGCCCCATCGCGTGGATGGTGAATGCCGCTGGATAGTGGTCCTCGATACGGATCGGAACCTGACAGAGCTTTGCGGCCAGCGCGATGAGTTGCCGCGACAGACCCGAGCTCTGATTGACGAGGACGCGCGCAGAAATCCATACCCGATACTGCTCATCAGTGCGCCCCTCGCGCGGCTGGCCCACGATCTTGCCGAGCAGGTCGAGCACAGCGCCCTGGGCGGTGGCGGGCGAGCGCTTGGTCAGCAAGTCCCAGTAGGCCAACTCGAGCGCCTGCACCTCGGCCGTCCACGCAGCGAGCAGGGCTGAGATCTTGGGCTGGCGGTAGCGATCGGTCAGAAGCGCGACCGCATCGACCTCGTGCGTCAGGATGAGGTTCATGACGGAAACTCCGCCACGGCAATGTTCTCCGGCAGGACAATCGCCAACTGTCGGCTTGCAATCGCGATCGACGGCTCGCCCGCACCGGGATCGCTGATGTCGGTGAGCGACAACCCGACGCTGGCGTTGAGCACGCCTGGTACCCGTAGCGCGACGCGCACCATCTGGCCGGAGTAGACATCAGTGCCCACGTCGAGATACGCGGGATCGAGCTTGTTGGTGGTGGCCGCTTGCAGCGCGAGCGCGAGCGCTTCGTCCCCCACGTACTCGGCGCTGGTCACCACATCGATCGCGAGAAACACCGTGACCTCATCGGGGCGGCTGAAATAGATCTCGTACGTCTCGCCTTGCTCGTCGACCACCATGACGGGTGGTTCAGTGCCGTGCGTACGGATGCCGCCGACCTTGTTGGAGGCAATGCTCTCGCCGATCGCCTGCGCATCACCACCGCGCACGATCGCTTCGATCGAGTGCGGCGGCAGGCCATCCGCGGTCGTAACATCCGTCACGTTCTCAAGGACCGCGACGGCAACCACGTCAGGCAAGCGCGACAAGTCTGCGCGAATGCCGCTCACCGTGCCTCCGCCCGCCGCCGCCAGTTCACTGAGGCGCCGAATGCGATACGCCGCATCGGTCTCCACAAACGACCCGAGCGCTGCATCCTCGGCGTTGGTGATGGAGTTCCAACCCGCGATGAATGTCTCGATCACGTTGAGTGTGGTCGCGTTCGCGACGACGGGGCCGACTTCCTCGGACTCGAACAGCACACTCACATTCGCGGGTGCACCGCCCGGGTTCAGCATCGGCTCGACGTTCACGAACCGCGCGACGGGGTTGCCCTGCACGCTCGCGACCGCATCGCCGGCTGCGATGGTGGTAGCCGCCGAGAGGTTGACGGTGGCGGTCACCGTGCTCTTCTTTGCGTCGCGCCGCAGCGTGTTGGTCAGGCTGTAGAGCGCGTCCTGCTGCACGCCACTGGCCATGTCCGGGTCGAGCGCGTCGTAGAGCTCCTGGCCAGCCTCCCAGAGCTCAACAAGCTTGCTTGCGAAGACGCCATTGAGTTGGCCGAGCACGCTGAACGGGCTCGTGTCGATGTCGGGGCCGAGATCTGCACGCTGGCGAGTCACTACATCGGTGAGCACGTCCTCGAGGCTCTTGGGAACGAACCCCTCGGGGGTGAGACCGAAGCTCATCGCGATCCCCCGATCGTCTCTGACAGACCGAGCGACGCATCCTGCCCACTGCTGAGTACCGCCTCGGCCCGGACTGTCAGCGTCCGGGTGGTGCGGTCCAGGCTCAGGCGCATATCGCGCACGTCAGCGACGCCTGGCACCGCGCGCGTGGCAGTCGCGAAGATCGCGCGCACCACAGCCGGATTGACACCCTTCTCGAGGATGTCGTTCTGGTAGTCGATGCCGAGCGAGCGATCCTGGAACCACTCACCGCGGAACATGGTGATGTGAAACGCCCAGAGCTGCGCCACCGCTTCGGCGCCTTCGCAAAGGCGCGCACGCCCGCCCTGCAAGTCCAGGTCGCCAGTCGCAGGGTCGAGCGCCAGGTCCGACACGAGCCGCTGGTATGCGCGGACCGAAACGGGGTCAAGCGCTGCGCTAGGCCCAGGGCACGGCCGCTCCGCCCGCTGCCGGGACGGCTGTGCCGGTCGTTATCCAGGCATGGATCGCGTCGGCCATGGCCTGGGCGGCGGCTGAGTGCGTCGTCGGAAACGGCGGGGTGAACAGCTTGGCAAATCCGACTGGACCCGGCGGTGGCGTGGCCGTGAAGGCTGGCGCCATCCCTGTACCGAGCGCCGCCCCGAAAGTCGTGAACGCGGCTTCCATGGATGGCGCGGCCGCGGTCGTGCCGAACGCTGAGAGCAGCGCCGTCTGCAGTGCGGCAATGGCGGCCGTGATCGATGCAGGTGTCGGAGGTGGCGTCAGGTCCGTGACGTACCCACCGAGCGCAGCCGCCCACGCGTTGGCGCACAGGGCTGTCGTGTCCGGCGGGTCCGTGGCGATGTCCTCCAAGTCGGACGTCAGCGAGTCGAGATCGAGCGTCATTTGAGCTTGTGAAGCGTGGAGAGAATCGTGGTGAGGTTGGGCGCGTTGATGGGGGTGCCCGATGGCCCCATGGCGGTGGGCACCGTCAGGGCGCTGAGCCAGGTCTTGAGCGCGGTGCCAAGCACCATCGGCTCGAGCGCCAGGTTGCCGCCGATCAGCACTGCGCCGGCCGGGGTGATGTGGATCTGCTTGTCTGCGGTGGCGCCTGACACGCCGATCACGAGGTTCTGCGCGTGCACGCCCTCGAGCAGGGCCGTCCGCGGGGCTGGCCCGCACGGCAACGCCACCGCGCCCTCCAGGCTGTGTGTCCCCATGTCACCCGGGACGATCGCCCGCTGGCTGCCCTTGCGGGCGGTCTGCAGCCACTGGTCAAGCGAGCGCTCGGCGAATACCAGCAGCACGAAGTCCCCGGCTGCGAGCGGCATGCTCACAAAGAACCCGCCGCCCTGCATGTAGCCCACCGGCACCATAGGGATTACCGGCAGCGTCTCGTCGACCATGACGCCATCTTCGTTCGGGGCGCGCCGCTGCAGGCTCGGCTGCACGTCGACGAACTGCTGCTTGTGCTCGCCGGCATGCACCCGGAGCACCTCGGCCGGCATGGCGGTATGGACGTCGCCGAGCTCGGCCTGCAACGCCGCGCGCTGGATGTCCAGGTCTGAGGGGGTGACGCTCATCGCTTGCGCTCCTCGTTGCGCAGTTCGAGATCCACATACCAGTCGTGGCCGGCGGTGTCGCCCACGTGCTTGGTGGTCTCGGCACGATAGATCCCGGTGACGTGCTCGCTCGTGATCCGAATGCGACGGCCGGGGAAGAGGTCTGGGATCATCAGGCAGCGCGCTTCGGTGATCCCTTTGTTGCCGGGCTCAGGCGAGCCGATAAGCCCGGTGTCCGGACCGAGCTCGATGCCCAGCTCTTGCAGGGGCTTGCCATCGTCGAGGAACTGGAGCTCGTCGTCCTGGATCGACCACTCAAGGCCGCAGCTGCGGGCGAGGCGATCGAGCTCCCCTTCGATGGCGCCGGCGAGCGCATAGCCGTTGAAGAACTTGGAAGCCTGCGTGCCCTGGATCTTGGCGCTGACGGTCTTGGCAGCGGTGTTGCCGAGGCGCACGCCCATGGCCTTGGCGGCTGCGGTGAGCACGTCCTGCACCGTGGCGCCCGGCGCGAAGCTCTTGAGGATGCGCCGCTTGCGGGCGCGCCGGCCGCTGTCGCTGGTGATCGTCGTGACCCAGTCGGTGCCTTCGCGCGTGCTGAGCACGTCACGCAGGTCGCCGCGAAAGAGCAGCGATGTGCCCCCGACGTAGCCAGCCTCGAGCGACACGTACACCTTCTCGAGCTCCTGCAACCGCTTGCGATGCTCGGCGTTGAGGTTCCAGACGCGGATCTCGGCGCTGTTGGGTGTCTTGGCCGACAGCGATTTGGTGATTTCGAACGCCACATCGAGTTCCTCGATCATGTACTCATCGACCTGCACGCGCACCTTGCGGTCAAAGAGCACCGTCATGACAGCGCCTCGATGTAGTGCAAACAGTACCGCGTCCCGAACTCGTCGAATGTCGCGTTGCCGTCGCGCGCCTGGCCGTCGAGCAGAACGAGCTCGCCTGGCGGCCGCTCAGGGTGCAGGTTGCGGCGCAGTAGCGGGAAGCGCGTCACCAGGCGCACGCCCATCGCGATCGGCGTCCCGTCGAGCGTGGAGAGATCCATGTGCCAGCAGGCGCCCCGCTCGTTCCACCGGAACCGAAAGGTGTAGGTGACGCCGTCGAGCTCGGACTGCTGCGTCGCGTCGGGGTACACCTCGGTGGGGATGAGTCGTATGCCCATGGTCAGGACCCGATCCCAAGTATCTGTTTGAAGATGTCGGCCACCGAGATCTCCCCAGCCTTTGACAGCAGGCTCTGCTTGTCGGTGTCGCCGGGCGCGACCAGGCTCGCCGGCGGCGGGCTGACAGGTTGGGTGGGCTGCTTACCGCGCGACTTGCGTGGCTTGGCGCGCTCGTCCACCGGATCGGGGAGCTTGGCCGTCTGGCTGCTGACGATGCGCAGCACCCGCCCGGACGCCGAGAAGTTGAGGCGCCCCTGCCCCGCTTCGCTGGTGCGCTCGATGTGCAGGCCGGTGAGCGCCACGTTCTGGTAGGTCATGAGGCCGGTCACGACGGTGACCAGGGCGCGGCGCTCGAAGATCGACACGAGCGCGGCGTGCACGGCGCTCACCCGATCGAATGGCTCGGTAAAGTGCAGCACGCTGGCCGAAAACACGCGCTTGCTACGGACGTCGAGCTTGAGCGCGCCGAGTATTGCGGCTGCTTGGTCGGCGCCCGGTACTAATCCGATCGCGCCGAGCGACGGCTCGCCCTCGATCTCGATGGGGCTCGGATTGACGCGCGTCGTCCCGACGTGCGACTTGGGAAGCTCCACGGGGTGGTTGGTGACCACGCCGTCGATGTCGATGGTGGCGGGCATGGGCCGGATGTGATCGGCCACGTCCGCGCCGGATTCGACAGGATGCTCGGTCACTTCCGCCGTGAGGGCATGGCCCTCCCGGACCGAGACATCGACCCAGATGTCGCCGATCTCGACGTGCCGGTTTGCCACCTCAACCACTCCCGGGACGCGCCAGCGCTGCGTTGCTCTTGCGGCGCTCGGCTGACAGGGCATCGAGCACAACGCGGCGGACCTCGGCGGGGTTGCCGCCGTTCACGTTGACGGTGACGGTGGTGTTGCCCGATTGCACGACCACCGGCGGCGCAGTGTCGGTCGATGCGCCGGGAACCCTCACGATTGGCTGGACGCCCACGGCCGTCGGCCCCGCTTGCCCGGATCGGATTTCCTCCACCGGCGCGTTGTACCCCCGCGCAAGCGCCCGGCCGGTTTTCGTCGCGGTGCGTTCGGCGCGGATGTCGGCAGCCTTTTCCTTGAGGCCTTGCTGGCGCGCCTGCTCCGGGGTCATGAGCGGAGCATTGACCCCTCGGCCGGCAGCGCGCTCGCTCGAAGAGAGAACTCGCTGCAGGCCATGAGCAGCGCCGCCGATGCCGGGCAGATTGTAGATGAAGTCAATGATCGCGGTCCCGAGGCGAGAATAGAGGTTGTACAAGCGCTCGCCGGCTAGCTCGAGTTCGCCGAACCACCCGATCTGCTCTTGGAGTTTTGCCGTGTCCGCGTCTGCCCAAAAGTTGCTCCATGATTCGGCCAGTAGGTCGACGCCCGCCGCGTGGTTGCGGATCAGTTCGTCGACAGTGCCCAGGCCACCGACCGCCTCGATGTAGTCGCCGATGACGCTCTTGCCGCCCGTGAACAGGTTGAAGAGCTCATCGACGATCAGGATCAGTGCCACCGCCGCGGCTGCCGGCACGATGAACGGCGCGAGCATCTGCGCTCCGAGCACGACCGCAGCAGCACCGAGCACTGCCAGCGCACTCTCTAGGACGTGCGTGCCCTCAGTCCAGTCCTTGAACGTCGCCACCGCTTTGGACGCGCCCGCCACAATCCGCTCGAGCACGGGCATGGCTTTTTGCCCCATCTCCGTACCCAGATCGCGCAGGGTCCCCTTCAGCGCCTTGCTTGCGTTGGAAAAGCTGCCAGAGCTGCGGGCCGCATCGCCTTGCGCGGACTTGGTATTGGCAAGAATGTACTGGTAACGCAGCTCGGTCTTCTCAGCGTTGCTCATCGCGGCGAGCTTCTTGTGGATGCCTTTTTCGTTCGCATACTGCTGCAGCGTCGCGTCATCCATCGTGATGCCGAAGCGCTTGAGAGCCATGTCCGCCCCAGTAAGCCCGCCCTTCAGCGCCGTAAGCGCCTCCTCCTCGGTGGTGCCCGAGAAGGCGCTGCTGAGGTCCACGGCAAGCTCGGCAAACGTCGTGCTCATCGCCTGCGCCTTGGCCTTGTTCTGAACCATCGGCTCGATCATCCCGCCGAGCCCCGCCGCGTACTCCTGGAGCTGGTAGCGCGAGCGGCCTAGCGTCGACGAGGCCGTCTGCGACCAACTCTTGACCTGTGCGGCGCCCTCCGCACCGAACACCCGATCAAGGACGCTACCCGTCTCGTTGGCGTCAGAAGCAAGCTGAACGACGGATCGCAGGGTCTGCGTAATGCCCACGGCCGCGACCAGCTTGCCGAGGGCGCCGCCGAACGCAGAGGCTCCAGTCGCGCCTACAGCCATGCCCGCCCGGCTGCTAGCCGCAGCCTTACCCGTCGCGGCGAACCTGCTGCCCGCACTGGCCATCCGCACGCCCGCGCCTGTCGCCGCAGCGCCGACCACGCCGAGCTTCTTGCCGGTCGCAGCAAGCTGGTTTTGCACCTGCGAGATCCCCCGCTCGGCGGCTTGGAACCCCGTCTTATCGACCTCGAATCCGAGGCGCGCGACGATCTCGCGCAGCACAGTCATGACCGGCTCCGCGCGGCCAGGTGCTCGAGATCTTCGTACATGTCCAGCACGTCGTGGGCCTCATACAGGTCGTCGAGCGACCATGCGGTTTGGATTTCTACGAGGCCGGAATGGTACCTCGCGCTGGTGGCGACGCGGTGGATGTCCCAGTCGATGCGCTCGGGGACGGCGATGCTGACAGCACGCTCTGGATCCGACCGATCAGGCCGGGGCCGCCGTTCGATCCGCCGAAAAAACTCGCGTAGTTCACCTCCAAACAGAACCTCGCCCAGAGCAGCATCTCGTCATACTTGCCAGCAAAATGCGCGTCGAACACGTCGGACAAGCGCGGCTCGCGATCGCCGATCACGATGACGGTTTGCTTGGCGAAGTCGTCCAGCACCGAGCCCACCTCCGACTCGTTCAGACGCTCTGCCAGCTCGTACAGGCCCTGACTCAGCCCTGCTGCCAGCGCGGCCTCGACCTCCGTATGCTTGCCCTGTGCGAGGCTGCTGAGCGTTGCGCCGAGACTCGGGCCGGCCAGCTTGAGCAAGCGAACCAGCAAGCCCCTCCCCTGCTTGGCGCCGAATTGCGTCACACGATAGACGTGCTCGCCGATGCGCTTCTCGCGGGCTTCGATCGCCATGCGGCTACCGCCCGCCGAAGAAGCTGCCGCGCGCGTCGGCTAGCCGAATCTTCCACTCGATGACCTGCACGGCCTTGCCGGCTTTGTAGGCTGGGAAGCCCGTGATCCACGCGCGCTCGGAGAGCACCACGAGGCGCCCCTCTTTGTCGCGCGCATTGAACACCCCGGCGCCGGCGCCGTTGGGCAAGCTCAGATCGGCCTGTAGCATCGAGCTCAACCGATCGTTCGCGTTGGCAGTGTTGGCGTAGCGCAGCGTCACGAACGCTTTGTAGTTGTTGGTGGCGTACCGCGAGACCTCGCCGTCGGCGCCCGTGAAGTCGAGGAACTGAGAGTCGTCCCACTCGAGGCTGAACACCTCGTCATCGGCATAGCCGCCGTCGTCGAGCGGGATCGCATTGAGGCTGATGGCGAGGTCGTTGATGTTCCAGTCCTTGAATCCCATAGCAACCTCCCCTACAGGGCCGTGCGGACGGTGCCGTTGATGAGCACCTTGTGCACCGCGCCCTGCAGCACGAAGCTAAACTTCACGTCGGGCAAGATGCGCGCGGTGCGATCGTTGGGGTTGATCTCGGCGACCTTCGGCACCGTCACCGAGTAGGGCGCGTCGCCGTCGATGAGCGTCGCGCTGATGCCCTCGAGAATCTGCCCGAGCACTTGGGCGCGCACGAGCTCGATGCCCTTGTCGGTGTAGGCGACCTTGTCGTTGTTGGCGAGCAAGGCCACGATGCGCTCGCTGGTACGCGCATCAAACCAATCGATGCCGTGCGTGATGTCGATGTACCGGCCCGATGCTGCGCGGCCATCGAGCGTGAATCCGATCCCCTTCACATCCACATAGTAGTTGACGTTCTTGCCCTTGAGCACGCCCCGATCGGTGTCGCTGAGCGGCGACTTGTCCACGCCCGCGAGGCTCTTGTTGGCCCACGTCGCAGAGCCCGGGGCCTTGGGCAACATCCGCCCTGCCCACGCGGCTGCAGCGCACTGAGCGGGCTTGTCGTGAAAGAGCGTCACTGTTCGGTTGTAGCCAGCCGTTTCGAGGTCGCTGCCGACGTCATCGGTGGCCGCGCCGCTCTTGATCTCGGAGTCGCTCGGATTGACGAACAGGATCACGGTCTGGGCCTCGGCCCACGCGGCGGCGGCTGTGATCACCGCGCCGCTGCTGTCATCCAGCAGCAACCCATACCAATCCGCGTCGTACGCGCGGATGGCCGCGAGGTCGGTGGCGATCCCCGTCGTCGAGTCGGGGGTGTCGTCCTTGAGTGTGAGATTCGGCGACAGGTTCTCGTAGCGATGGACCACGTCTGCCGCGTCGCTCACCACAGTGACGGCGGTCGGGCCGTCCGTCGCAGTCACCCCTGAAACGTTGCTGATCTCAGCAGCCAATGAAGCGGTGATCTCAGCGATGGTGGGGGAGGTGCTCGCGGTGACGCTCACGGGCACGCCGTCGACCTCGAGCTTGAACACCTCGCCGCCGACCGGCGTGCTCGGGGTGAGGCTCACCGTCTGCGTGGTGACGCTCGAGCACTTGCCAACCTTGAACTGCGGCGGGCACGGGTTCTGGGACTTGAGCGCAAGCGCGGTGCGATAGATCGGATGGGTGGTCGGCATGCTCAACGGCGCGACGGTCATCTCGTCGGCGTCCGAGAAGGTCCGCACGAGCTCGGGCCAATACGTATGGTAGCCGGCGATGAGCGGTGTGCCGAAGCCTGCCTGCGAGACAGCGGCGTCTTTGATCTCGATCGTTACGGTGACGACTTCCGACACGCTGCTCATGGCGAACGCCTCCTAGGGAATTGCTTCGTCGGCGATGATGATGGGGTCGGCGTCCGCGGGGTCGCGCTTCACGGTGCCCCCCACCACGACGCTCCCGATAGTCCCGGCCGGAGCATCGGTTTGAACGCTCACCCAGTTGAATGCGACGTCGAGCGACGCCACCGACTCTTCGCGTTGATCATGGGTGCGGCCGAGGTCGACGAGCGCAAGGCTCTCGCGCAGCCCCACGCCGAGCCCGCGGAATGTCGCTTGCGAGGACGGGAAGTACAGCCGCCCCCGCACCTGCTCGAGCAGCGCATACGCACGGTAGGCCGGGCGCTGATCACGCGAGACGATCTTGCAGCTGAGCGTCAACCGGCGATTGCCGACCACCTCGATCGCAAGGTCGTCGCCCAGAGCGGCAGCACGCACCTCGTCAGTGCCGGGCTCGGCCGATTGCCCGAGCAGCGTGAGCTCGGCCCATGGGTAGTTACGCATGCCCACCGGGTCGCCTGCCCACGCGATCTCAGTGATGGCCACGCCGCTGACGTTGGCGAACCATTGCCGGATGCCGTCGTGCAAGAGCTGCCAATCCATCAGCCGCCCTCGACGCGATGGGTGATGGAGCCGCGCAGCTGCCCGGTATCGACGAGCGGTGTGCTCGAGCCCTTCCGCGCTTTCGTCGAGTCCGCATTGGGAGGCGGGATCCCGTCGGCGATCCGCTGCTTGATGAGGCCCACGCCTTGCTGCCCGAGCAGCTCGAGCGCCTGGCGCGTCTGGAACTTGCCGATCAGCACGCCCTGCCCAAGCGCCGACGCGGTGCGCTGCAGTTTGGGGGCGTACTCGTCGATGGTGGCGCGGATGAAGCTGCGCTGTGGAATCACGATTTCAGTGCCGTCCTTCTTGTGGATGACTTTGCCGAACTCGTGCACCACTGCGAGATCGACCACAGTCATGGGGGCGGCTTCGCGGTGCGCGCTCGAGGCTTGCTGCCCCTGCACGCCCACAAGAGTGTACGCGCCGGGCGCTGACAGCTTGAGCACGCGGTCTTTGAGGGCGTCCCAGCCCGCGTCCTTGTCGGTGACTTTGAGGGTCGCGCCGCTCATCACACGACCATCGCTGCGACGACGGACTGCTGCAGCGCGTTGTAGCGGCGCTCGTACAGCGTGCTCGCGCCGTCGGGCTCCTTGTTCGGATCGAGGCGCGCGAACTCGCCGCCGGGCGAGCACGCGATCAGATGGCAGGCTTGGTACTTGACCGCCTGGTCGTAGCCGGATCCCCACCCGCTTGGGTAGAGTTGCTCATACGCGTCGGCGATCTTGGCGGCGATGAGCGCGTCGCTCGTGTTCGCGAACTCCGGGAACTCCGCCTTGATCTGTTCGACGGTCACGGCCACCGCCTTACTCCCTGTCGCCTCGACGGCCGAAGTGTCGACTTGGTGTGGGTTCTGCTGAGCTCGGCGCGGGTGGCGGCGGTAGCGGGGGTGCTGGCTGTTTCGATCCCGGTGACGCGGGCTCGGTCGTGCCGCTCTCGGTCTTGCTGCTCTCGGTTTTGCCGCTCTCGATCTCGAGTTCCTTGCGCTCGATCCAGCGCTTGATGACCTTGCTGCCGAGCGCGGCTTCGAACCGCTCGCGCTCTTTGTCGTTGTCGAAGGTCACAGTGAGGCCGGGAGACCCTTCGGCTGTGGGGGGGATGGTGATGGACTGCCCATTGCCGAGCTGCAGCTGCTTGACGTGGGCTGTCTTGTTTTTAATCGTGACTTGGTTCGCCATGATCAGATCCCATCCATGTAGACGGCGCCGAGCGGGTACTCGAACGCCACGCCACCGATGCGGCCGACGGAGTTGACTTCGAACGATAGGTTCTTGCTCTGCGGCGGGAGCTCCTGCTGCTCTTGCGGGATCTCGAGATGCACCACCGACGGATTGCGCGGGTACATGACCGCACGCGGGTTGCCGCCGTCGGCGGTGGCGGCGAAGTGCCACCAGTCCACGTTGCGCACGGTCTCAGACTGCTCGAGAAACACCTTCAAGATCGTGTCCTTGGGATCCGCAGTCGCGACAGTGGAGAGCGGCGTCCGACTGATGTAGCGGTATTGCGCGAGCGGCAGCACCAGCGTGTCGGGGCTGAGCACGCCCTTGGTGGTGGTGATGACGGCATCTTCCATCGCGACCAGGTCGGCGAGGACTTCGGCCGCCGATTTGTCCCCACCGTCCCATGCAGACGAGCTCCCGGTGCCGGGCGGGGCTGCGTTGATCTGAGGCACGTTGGCGTTGTTCAACAAACCGGTGAGGCCCGTCTCCTTGATGCCGATGGCGGCGATCTCTTCGATCTTCTGCTCGAAGCCCGTGCGCACTGCGTCTGCCTTGCGAGCGCGCAGCGGGATACCTGCGCGCGCGGTGCGGAGCAGGTCAAGCCAGCTCCACTCGTAGCCGAGTGCGATGGTCTCGATTGTGTGCGTGTACTTCTTGGCGAACGTGGCGACCTTGGGGATGTCGTCGGCGTAGTTCGCCACGACCTTGGCCATGCCGGCGCGATCCCAGACCGAGTACGCCCAGGACTCGGCGCCCGGGTCGATCTCCGATGTGACGGGCACCAGGCGCCGCGCCTTGAACTCGGGGCGCTGCACGTCGACCGAGCGCGCGCGCATCTGCTCGAGCTGGTGCTCGAGGATCATGGTCTCGTTGGCGTCGAGCCGATCAGCTCCGTAGAGCTCGGCGCGGTGCACGACCATCGCCGTGTAGATGCGATCGAGTTCGACGGCGTCGAGCCGCTCGCTCGAGAGCCGGCTGAGTTCGCCCGCGATCTGGTCTCGGCTGTAGGGCGACAGTGTTTGGAGTTGGACGAGCATGGTGGTGGTGGTCTCCTTCGCGCGTCTTAGAACAGGTCGATCTCGACCAACACGAGTTCGCCCGCGCCGGCGTCGGTGAGAAAGATGGCGTGCGTCAGCTCCGCCGCTGAGGCGGTGTCGGCGTCGGCCCGGAAGCTGCCGAGCTCAGTCCCGCCCGGGCCCGCGGCGAAGCGCACGAACGGGTGCGTCCACCGGGCTACGGCGGACTCGGCCAGCACCCAGAGCCGGCCGCGCCGGATGACTCCGATGGGCCGCGCTGCCGGGTAGTCGTCGCCACCCTCGCGAGTGGGATCGAGGAACGTGATGCCCATCGCCCCGGGCTTGGTGACGTCGGCCGCTGCGGCCGGCAACGTCGCTGCGTTCCGGACCTTGCCGGCGGTCTTATCTGCGGTGAGCAACTTGCCGACCTTGACCGAGACCTGTGGGATCACGGTGTCGGTGTATTTGGTGAAGTCCTCGGTGACTAACCCGAGAACCGCCACCGGCTGCGCGTAGTCGTATGAGAGTTGCATCAGTGCCGGTCCTTGCTCGTCGCGAGCGGCTTCATCCACTCGGGCGTATAGGCGGCAGCATCCTGCCGTCCGGTAGCGGGTTGAATGCGAGAGACTGACTGCGTGGTCGCTGACCGTGCGCGGTCGAGCGCATCGTTGCGTCCGGTGCTCGCTCGAGCCGGCGCGGTCGAGGGCAAGTGATCGAACAGCGCTTGCACGTACTCGTCGCTCTTGCCAGTCAGGTCGAGCTTGTCGTCGAGCTTCTTGAGCACCGCCTCGTGGACCTGGCGCGGCGTCTGCCCATCGAACTTGTGCTCGGCGGGCAGCACCTTGCGCGCTTGCTCAAGCAGCATGGTGCGGGCGGTGACTGCCTCGTCGATGCGCTTGGGGTCCTCGGCCGCGGCGAGCTTTTTCTCGGCCGCGTCCGCTCGGCCCTGCGCAGCGTCGCGCTCCTTGAGCGCGTCGTCGCGCTGCTTGAGCGCTATCTCGATGACCTGGGCCCATTGCTTGGGCACTTGGACGTCGAGTTCATCCACTCGAATCGTTGCTTGCGGCTCCGTGGTCATGGCTGAGTCACCTCCCGGCGGGTCGCTTGGCCCGTCATCCCGCCGCTCTGGCGGCGCACCAAAAGCGGTCGCCATCATGGCGTCGCCAGCGTCCAGGCGCAGCGCCACCTCACTGCCCGCGCGTCCCCAGTTGCGCGGCCCGAGCGCTGCGTGGTTGTAGATGATGCTGCGCTGCATCGCGTCATAGTGCTGGCCGTTCCACTCGCCCGGCGTGGGGTCGACCTCGCAGGCATAGCCGCAGCTGATCTCGCGGCGGTCGCCACGCTCGACCGCGGCGATCACCTGCTCGTCCTCGATGGTGACGGTCGCCGCGACGCGGTGGCCATCCTGCCGCACCGCCTCGCCGACGTGCCCCACCCGCAACGTGCGAACGTTCTTCGGGCTGACCATCTCCTTGGGGTGCAGATCGGTGATCGGCGCAGCGGACAGCGACGCGAGCGAGTCGGGCCGAAACACCTCGTCGGGATGCCGCAGCTCACGCACGGTGCTCCCGTCGGCGCGCTTATACTCGAGTACGCCAGCCCGAGTCAGGAACGCGGGCACCCGGAGAAAGCCTTGCGGGGTCCGGACGGGCCTACCGATTTCAGCTACGTCGTACCGATGGACGCGCACGAGCCGCTGGTATGCGCGGCTTTTTGGGGTGTCAAGCCTGCACGCTACCGGATGGGCGCTTCACCTCCACACGTCTAGCGGCGGCGGGGTGGGTGGCAATGACCGGACAAGTTCAATCGTCCCTGCGCTTTGTGCCAGAGCACGGAGCGACATACCGAATTCGCTTGCCCGATGATATTACCCGCGATATTATAATCACATGGGCAGCAAGGCAGCAGCGATTCTGGCGCAGGCGAAGTCAAACCCGGCCGGCGTCCGCTTCGCCGACCTGCTTCGCCTGATCGAGGCCGCTGGATTCGTCTTCGACCGTCAGACGGGCTCGCACCGGATCTACCGCCGCGCTGGCCTGCCGGTGATCAACGTTCAGCCGGCGGGCTCCATGGCCAAGGGCTACCAGGTCAAGCAGGTGGTCAAGTTGATCGAAACCCATCAGCTGGAGGTGTTGTGATGGCTACCGCGTTCAAGTACCGCATCGTTACTGAGTGGAGCGACGAGGACCAGGTGTTCGTGTCGCGCGTACCGGCTCTGCCGGGTTGCGCCACTCACGGCGACTCGCCCGAGCGCGCCGCGAAGGAAGCACGGATCGCCGCTACTGGCATCCTTGAGTCCATGGCAGAGCACGGCGACCCTATCCCGCCACCGGACGCCTCGGCCGACTACTCGGGCAAGGTCGCTTTGCGGCTGCCGAAGTCCATGCATGAACAGGTCGCACGCCTCGCTGCTGTGGATGACGTGTCAATCAACACCAAGCTCTTGACGCTGATCTCGCACGGACTCGGCCAGCGCACCGAACACGATCGGCAGCAACCAACGGCTGCCAAGAAGCGCAAGGCAGGGTGATCAGGCCGCGGTGAGCTCGTCGGAGCACCGCTCGTACCGATGGACGCGCACGTCACCGGCGGCGCTTCCTTCGGGGCGCGGGCTCAGGCGGCGGCACCACCGACAGCCGGCGCGGCGGCGTGCTGGGTGGGGGCGGAGGCTCGGTCGTACCGGTGATCAGCCCGGCCTCGCGGAGCACGGCGTCGACGTCCGGGATGGCTTGGCACCGGCAGTTGATCGGCTGGCCAGGGTGCGCTTTCTCGCCATCGACGGTGGGCGGCGAGTCCCAGCGCTGCGTGGTCCCCTCGAGCGCGCGGTGGCTCTTGCGCACGCGCTCGTCCTTGACCGTCGACCATGTGTACTGCTCGATCCCCACCTGCTGCTGGCGGATGCGGGTGAGCTCGGCGTTGAGTGTTGTCACCTGATCGCGGGCGATGAGCGCCGCGCGGCGCTTGGTGGCGCCGAACTTCTCGACGATGTCATCGGCGATGTCCTCGTATCGGAGCCCGGCCCGAGCGCCGCGCAGGATGATGCCCTTGAGGTCGTCGAGCTCGTCGGTCATCAGCGACTTCACCAGCCGCACGTTGTCCTCGACGAACGCCTCGACGTGCCCGGCAAGCACGGCCGGATCGGCGTGCACGTCGATGTTGGCGACTGTGCGAACCTGCCGGTTGAGCTCCTTGCGGCTGTGCTCGGCAACGCGCAGGGCGTTCTGCTCGGCCAGCAGCGCAATCCTGCGCTCGGGGATCTCGCGCTCGAGGTCTTTGCGAATGCGCTCGATCTCGGCAGCGGTGCGGCCGCCGGTCGCGTCAATGCGCAGTTCTATGGCGTCAGGCCGCAGCGCGTTGTGCGCTTCGATGATGGGCCGGAGCGCCGGCAGGAGGTCGCGCCGCACGCGGGCATGCATCTCGTCGACCATCTGCAAGATCCCATGCAGGTACGCGACCCGCGGCGCCGACGGCTGCCGTGCTTGGGGCACCGGCCGCTTGGCCTTGCGTCGCTTGGGCAGTCGGCCCATCAACTCGAGCTGCCGCGCAAAGCGATCGAGCCCGCGCATTACTTCTCCTGCGGCGGCGCTGTTTCAGTCGCTGCCGAGGCAGGCGGCGGCTGCTGCTGCGGTGGCACAGCGCTGGCCGCTGGAACAAAGCCTGCGCCCGTCTCGCCCATGAGCTTCTCCGCCTCAGCCTCGGTCATCTGAAACGCCATCACGAGCATCTGCACACCCGTCGCGCGCGGGATCTGGCCCGAGGCGACTGCCGTGACGATCTCGATCATCGAGGTCACCTGGGCGCCGTTGAGCGCAGTGTCCTGCACCTTCGGGTCGCCGGTATCGCCCGCAACAGGGGTGGTCCCGGTCGCCGGGTCGATGCCCTCCGGATCGGCGGCGAGCTCCCTGTCGACCTCGAGCGCCTGCGTGCGCGCTTCAACATCGATCGTCGAGAAGTCGCCCGACTGCGCCAAGTCGAGCGCGCCCTCCTCGGGTAGCATCACCTGCGCCTGGACGAGGGTGGCGATGGTGTCGCCGTTGATCTTGCGCGTCTCAGCTGACTCTTTCTCGGTGGGCTGCCAGAGCGGCGTGAAGCTGAGCTTCCAGTTCGCGGGCTCTTGACCATGTGTCGGGCCGCTCTTGGCGAGCATGAAGACCTGCACCACGCGCTCGAGCCGCGGCCGCAGCACGTCGTTTTGCGCGTCCTCGACCACATCGTACCAGGCGCGCGTGTCGCTCTCCCCAGTCGCGTTCAAGCCAGCAGCCGATCGGCCGTAGAGCAGCGCGACCGGCATCTCGGCTGCCGCCGCGTCGCGCATCATGAACCTGTCGAGCATCTCGGGTAGCCCAGCGAAGCTCGTCGCGACGCGGGTGAACTCCTCGCGCTCGGCATCGACAAGGATCGCTCGGCACACCGAGCGTGCCATGTCCATCACTTCCATGCGCGCCCGCAGCCGCGCCTCACCGCCAGTCGCAATGATCTCAGACAGGTGGTCGATCTTGAGCACCGCCTGACTTGCATCGCTCATGAGGTGCGCGGTTGACTGCCAGCCGCTTGCGCTTTGCCGCAGGCAATCCTGCGCGCGCTGCAGCACCGAGTTGTCCCAGTCGTCGGCGGCCACGCTGCGCGCGGTGAGGGCGCCTGGGAAAAAGACCAACCGCGACTCATGGATGAGCACCTCCAGCGCCGCGTCTCTGCGAGCATCCGCGCGGCGCACAGCGTACAGCTCTGGCTGCCCGAACTTCGCACCGTGGATGTCGCTGTAGCGCTTGCGCACTTCCAGCTGCGGCCGCCTCAGCACGTTGAGAAACCGCACCTCGACGATCTTGTCCTCGGCCAAGGGCTCAGCAGGCAGCAACCCATCGTCAGCGCCGAGATACACCGCGCCGGCGCCGTAGAGGCGCGCCCAGATCCATGCCTCGCGCAGCTTGGGCAGCACGGCCAAGTCCTCGAGCTGCGCATACAGCGCGCGCATGGCGGTGGCGCTTTCGTCATCGCTGTCGCCCTCGAACTCCAGCGTGAAGCCCCGTCGCGTGGCGTCGCGCGGCAGCTTGTCGACGATCTTGGCAGCGATGTCGTCGGTGTCGTAGAGCGCCTCGAGCGCGCCGTCGGTGAGGCGCACGCCGGGTAGGATCTGATGGTAGCTGAGCTTGTCGCGTAGGCCCCCGAGACCCGTCAGCGCGTTGATCCAGCTATCCAGGCGCCCCACCACCTTCATGACAGCAGCTCCACCTTGAGCGCATCCATGGCGCTCTGGTACGCGAGGACGCCCGGCTTGTGAAGGGCCAGGAACGCTCGGGAGCACGCGTCGACAATGTCGTCGTGCGCTGCGTCCGGGAACCCCTCGAGCTCAGCGAGGAACGCTTCGTTCCAGGGCGCGGCCAGCACATCCACGTTCCCCGCCTCCACCTGGGTTGAGAACGGCCCGGCGTAGCTGACTTTGTCCTCGCGCGCGACGATCGACTCGACCCAGTACCCGGCCAGGATGCCCTTGATGTGCGCGACATCCACCACGCCCGCCCCGCCCGGGTCCTGCCAGATGCAGATCTTGACGGCGCTGCCGTCTTGGGCGGCGATATTCTGCATCGCGCGGTCGACCTGGTGCGGCGAGCCACGCAGCGACTCGACGTGCAGCACGACAAAGCGCCCTGAGCGGGTGGCCGCCATCTTGACCCCGCGCGTCCAGTCCGGATCGGGGCTCTGCGGCGTGACTTGCGTCGCGGCTTTGTCCCATGCGCGGACTATGGCCACGACGTCGGTGGGCGCGACGTCGACGACCCGGAACCAGCTGCGCTGAAAGTACAGCCCGGCGGCGGGACGGATGAGCCAGCTGCCGCCTCTGCCGCTGCCAAGCAGCCGCTCGCGCTCGACCCGCGGCAGCGCCAGTAGCCGCGCCGGGTAGTCGGGGTCCTTCTCGAGCAAGATCTTGTTGTCAGCGAGCAGCCCCAGGATGAACGTGAAGCTGATGGGCGGGTGGCGCAGATGCGGAAACCGCGCGCGCAGCGCCTCGGCAGAGTCGCCCCATACGAGCTCGTCGTCGACGCGGTAGAAGTACCGAATCACCCCCGACCGCTCGGGCCGAATGAACTCGCCGCGCTCGTCGAGGTACCACGCGATCATCTTCTTGACCCAGGTGTCAGCCGTCGGGTTCATCGTCGCTCGCACATAGGGCGCGACGCCGCTGGTGCTGCGGTTGCGACTGAACAGGTACCAGAACTGCGACTCGAGAAAGTGCGGCAGCTCATCGAAGCCAATCAAGCCGTAGCCTTTGCCCTGGTGCTTGAGCTTGTCGGTGTCGTGCTGCAGATGATCCAGATGCACCCGGCAGCCGCTCGGGAATGCGGCTGACGGGTTGGGCGTCTCGCGCAGCACTGCCCCCAGCGCCGGGTACCACTCCAGCATCAGCTCCCACAGCGACTGCGGCCCGCGCAGCTGGTTGCTGGTGCGACGAAAGCAGATCGCCGAAAACCCCTTGACGTCGTAGTTGCGCAGGCATTCGAGCGCAAGACCGCTGGTCTTGCCGCTACCAGCTTCGCCCCCGTAGAACACCATGTCCGCGCGGCTCGACAAGAACCGCTCTTGCGAGCCGTTCTGAGGCCGGACCCCGAGCGCGTCGGGTCTATTTGTGCGGACGTCGGCCATTGTCTGGAAGGTAGAACCGCACCTCTGCCTTGCCGTCAGGGCCTTCGGCCGGCGCGTCATCGCGGCTGCGGTTGCCGTACACGTCGGGCCGCCGCCGCTCGAGGTACCACGCAGAAGCGCGCCAGTCGTGAGAACCAGCCTTGATGATGTTCAGCGTCTGCGCGACCTCTGCTTTGCTCTGCGCGATCTCGAGGTCGTCTGCGAACTTCACATACAAGCGCTTGCCGCTGCGCCCTGCGTCGCGCCAGTTGTACACCGTGCGGCGGCACACCCCTTCGCTCTCGGCTGCTGCTTCAAGGCTGACGCCCAGCGACACCAGCTTGCAGATGGTGTCGCCGATCGATTGGGTGAACTTGGTGTGTGCTGCCATGGCGTACTACTCGCGCTCGCGCTTCGCCTTCTGTCCGGTCAGATTTTGCCAGCGCTCGACCGCCACGTCGACATATCCCGGTGATAGCTCGATGCCGACGCAATCGCGCTCGAGCTGCTCGGCCGCGATGATCGATGTGCCGGTTCCGCAGAATGGATCCGCCCAGCACTTCGCGGTGCCGCACATCCGGCTCATCACGAACGCAGGCAGGTGCACGGGAAAGATGGCCCCATGCTCGTCGGTGGCCTTGTCAGACACGCGAACAGCCGGCGCTGCATAGACGTTATCCACTGTTCCACGAAACGCGGCGAATGGCAGGCGACGGCTGCACTGCGGACTGCCGAATACAACGAGCAGTTCGTGCCTCGAGTTGCAGACGCCGTCTGCCATCGCCGGCTGGCTCGTGCCCTTGTCCCACACGAGCAGCTCGCAGAATCGATCAGTATTCTCGTTCAACCACGCGAGCGCCGCGCGCTTGTTCTGCGCGAGCAATTGCACATTCACCACCACCGCACTGGACCGCTCAAGCGCGAGCGCTGTCCACGCGCGCATGAGCGGCAACCACTCTCCCGCCGCGTCCTCGGTCTCAGCATATGGCGATAGCTTCGTGCCGGTCGCGTTTGGGCCACGCAGTCGCATGCCCGAGCCGAGCGCATAGGGCGGCGAGGTGAACACCGCGTCGACCTTCGCGCCCATCGCTTCCCACGATGACGCCTTTGTGCAGTCGCCACATACCAGCCGGTGCCGCCCGAGCAGCCACACATCGCCGCGCTTAGTGATCGGGACCTTCGGCAGCTCGGGCACCTCGTCCTCGACGATCGACGGCTCGCCATTGATGCGCCGCTGCAGCTGCTCGATGTCCTGCGCGCTGTAGCCCGCCACGACCTGGTCAGCGATCGGCATCGACTTGAGCGCATCAGCGAGCAGCGCATCGTGGCGCAGCGTGAGCTCGGCCAAACGGTTGTCTGCGACTGCGAGTGCATGCGCGTCGGCCTCGTTGATGTCGAGCAGCCGCGCGGGAACACTCGGCAGCTTGAGCAACTGAGCGGCTTTGAACCGAGTGTGCCCCGCGATGATCTCGCCGTTCTCCGCACGCGCCACCAGCGGTGCGCCGAACCCGAACCGCTTGATCGACTCGGCCACGCGCCGCACCGAGGCCGGGTCATCCTTGGTCGGGTTGTTGGGCCATGGGTGCAGCGCGCTGAGGTTGACCCAGACTGCAGCGACAGCGTCGATCGGCGTCGCTGCACCATCGTGCACGCCCCCACTATTAGGACGCGCACGCGTTTGTGCAGCTTCCACATTGCCGCGCTCATCGGGGTCGCGCTTGCGGCTCTGCTGCTTGGCTGGTTGTGTTCGCATGGGTTGCTGGTTCTCCTCTTGACCGGAACTACACCGGCGTTCTCTTCGCGGGGTTGACCCCAGTGCGGCGGCCATAGGTCGGGCGACACTCCGCCTCAAAGCCGTGCGCATCGATCTCGCGCAGCCGGCAGCGGTTGCACGAGTGCGGCTGATGGTGCAGCCAGGTGGTGAGCTTCAGAACGCGGCGCCGCCCGCATGCGCACTCGACCTGCACGTACGCCTCGGTGCGGCCATCGGGCCGTGTTCGCGTGGTGCGGCTGAGCTCGCGCAGCAGTGACGCAAGCGGTACTGCCGCGCGGCGGGGTGACCGGTGCGACTGCCCCCATTGCAGAACGCAGCTGCGACATAGCCCGGCGAAGCGTCGCAGCGGCTCGAGGACGGTGCCGCAGTCACGGCAAAGCGTCGGCTCGGCGGGCACAGGGGTGATGGCCCTGCGCTCGTCCGACGCATCAAAGCCGTGCAGCACGCGTTTCACCGCCCAAGCTCCATCGTCACATCTCCTTGACGTCGGGCTCGCCGGGCTCGCGCACGCACCCGAGCTGCCGGACCAGCGCCTCGGCATCGCATGCATCGACTGTCAGCGCGCCTGCGTACCCGCCGCGCGACCAGACTCGCACCGTCGCGTGACCGCCGTGCACGCTCACGCCGAGCGACGACACGAGCGCGCTGGATGCCTCGATCGTGTCGTCGCGCGCGAGCACCTCGCTGACGTAGCGCGTCATAGCTGGTCCCTGCTTCATCGCGGCGCCCATCCCTCGAATGCGGCGAGCAAGAGCAGCGCTGTGCCCACGACTGCGAGCACCCACCCCGCTATGTTTGCCATGCGCGGCGGCTGCTGCGCCTTGGTCACCCAGGCTGCGATCACGAGGCCCAACGCAATAAGTGCTCCGGCTGCTGTCGTCATGTCCCTATTCTCCTCTCACGCCCATTCGGGCAGTTGGTTTTCACTGTCGTCGCGCTCGTGATTGCCTGCGAACTCGCTGCGGTCACCACCGCGCAGCAGCTCGAAGCCCTTCGCAACCGCATGCACGGTCAGCCCGACAGCGCAGACGCTGAGCACTGCGACACCGATTGCGGTGAATGCAGCAGCAGCAAGCAGCTGTCGAGCGCGTCGTTTCACAGCCGCCCCGAGAGCCAGAGGATGAGCAGCACCAGGACGAGAAGTGCTGCCGGCGACCAGCTCCAATACCCGAGGCGCTCTTGCCCGAGGCTGCCACCGAATAGCAGCACGACGAGCGCGATGATGATGAGTAGCTTGGCCAGTATCATGTGATGCTCCCTTCGTTCGCTCGCCATTGTTCGTGCCCGTACACCGTGGTTGCGCGGGGCGGAGTCGAACCGCCTTGCAAGAGGGTATAAACCTCAGCCCACCAGCCCGGTGTCCACGCATAGGCCCGGGCCGACGCCGCACGCCCGACAGAGCATCGCCAGCTCAGTGGGGCAGCAACGTGTGCGGCGCCTCCCGGGGTACTGTCATCGTTCAATTTGGAATCTTGATCATCACGCAGCCGCTGCTGCCACCACAGCGCGAAGCCGAGCGCGACGAGCAGCGCGAGCAGCAGCAGCCAGACGGCCAACACGTGCCGCAAAGCCTGGCGCTCGAGGCGCGCGCGCTGTTCACGGCGCATCTTGATGAGCTGCGCATTGATGTCGCGCTTCATCGCGCTCTGATCATCGCCGCTCATGAGCGCAGCCCCCCGGTCTGATTCAAAGGGAAGGGCACGCCCCGGCCACAGATCTCCTGTGGCACCACACCCCGGGGAGCTGCGCTCATCGCGGCTTGGGCACACGCAGTCAGCGCGCTGAACTGGCAGCGCTCTGCTGCTTGGGAACTTTCGGCTGCGGTTCGGGCTTGGGCGGCGCCGGCTCGGGTACGATTGGACCGGGCGCAAATGGCTCGCGCACCGGCGTTGGCATTGGCGCCGGCACTGGATCGGGCACGGGTGACGGCTTGGGCTCTGGAAGCATGACTGGGTTCCTTTGCTGAGGCGGACATCGTGCCCGCCGTGATCGGCGCCGGCTCTGTCGCTGGCCGGGTGGCACTGCGTCGCACGCTCATGATGCGGACTCCCGCTCGCACTCACCGAAGAGCTGATGCAGAGCCAGGACGCGCCCGAGTGGGCTGGGCCGCACCATTGCCGCGACCAGCCGGCTGGCCAACACCTTGCGCCCGTGAACCTCATGAGCATGGAGCGCCCGCGCGATCCGCTCGTGAGCCTTCGAATTCAGCCCTGGCGCGAGCCGCTGTGCTTCGGCGAGATGGCTGGCGGTGTAACGGGTCATTGCAACCTAAGCACGGTGAGGAGGTTGATCAGAAAGAGCGCCTCGTTGTTCGCGAGCATGACTGCGACCGGCGGACTGCTGCTGGTCGCCAGCTCGATGCGATTGAGCAGCTCGGTTACGTCGACGTTGTGACGCGCGGCGATCGCTTTCGCGTGGGCGCGGATGCTCTCGCGATCGTCGTCGATCTTGGGCTCGGGCGGCGGGGGGAGTCGATCTACGTAGACAAGCAGGGCCAGCAGCGCATCGATGATGTGGTTTTCGGCCGGGCTGCAAGCCTCGTCGGCCGCTTGCGCGAGCTCTTCGTGCGCAGTGCGCAGGTCGTCGTGCCCGGTCATTGCTCCCTCGCTGCGTGCTTGAGCTTCGTCATGGCGCACCGTCCTGCGCAGCACCGCTGGGCGCGTCTGTCAGCACGGCCTTGGGCGCGTCGCCCACCAGGCACACGATGATCGTCTGGCCGTGCGGCTGCGCCAGGACGTTGAGCGCGGCGGCGCCACGCACGACTTTGGGCCAGTCGACATGGGGTGGCGCAGTCGCGCGACACGAGGCGAGCGCCAGCAGCAGACCGACGAGCATCCCGCAGCGTGCGTCGACAACGCGCCGCGGGCTGGGCCGCTTGGCATCGCGCTCGTCGGTCATGGCAACAGATGCTCCCGGCGGCAGTAGGCCTCGAAGTCTGCAGCCGCCGCATCCGCGATGTTGCGCGCGACTTGCCGCGCGTGGTCGGCGTCTTGATGATCGCGCAGCTCGCCGTTGGTGCGCAGTCCATGGAACTCGGCCGCGTACGCGCGCGCCCAGAGCTCGGCGCGCAGTCGGCCATGGGTGCGCCAGTCCTCGAGCTGCTGTGCGTGTCGCAGCGCCTCGGATTCAGCCGGCGTCATGACTTGCCTCTCTGTTCTGCAACGCGCTCAGCGTGCGTCATCAACTCCGCCGCAACCCATCCCTTGCGCATCTCAGCGCGGCCGGGGTAGTCGGTGACACGAACAGGCCAGCGCTTGCCATTGCGCAGCTTGGGGCCCTGCACGTAGTGCCCTGACGCGTCGCACCACGCGCAGAGCCAGGTGCGCTCGGTCTCTTGCAAGCACCCGCCGCAGTGTTCGCACGTCATGCCGGCACCCAACGCAGGCGCTTGTCGGCGATGTCGAGCTCAGCCTGCAGCTCCCGCACCTTCGCAATCAGCTTCGGCAGCGCGTCGCGAGCGGCAGCGACAAATGCGCCGTCGACGAAATCGAGCACGCGCACCAGGCCGACGATGTACTCCTGCTGCTCCTCGCCGCTCGGACAGCACCACACGTCGCCATCCTGCATGAACCATGGCCCTGGCGTCGCTGCTGCACACAGCCGCTCGAGCTCGTCGAGGTAGCCGGCGAGCGCGTCGTCGGTCGAGGTCGCGGGCACCGCGACTGGCCGAGGCCCCTGCGCTAGCCGCTGAGAGAGCGCAGCTGTGTCGCCGGCCAACACCAAGCGCGCGAGATCGGCCCGCCACTCGAGCTCTTTGATCCGGGCGAGCCAGCGCAGCTCATCGATGCTCGGCTCAGTGGTCACAGCGCGGCGGGTCATGCTGCCACCTCACCGGCCAGCTCGCGAATCACCCAACCGATCACTTCGGCGCACTGCGGGACGACGCTGTTGCCGAGCAACCGAATCTGCTCTCGTCGAGCACGGCCAGCCAACCGCGAGGAAACCCCATGAACCAACGGCACCATTCCGCGCTCAGGTTGCCACCCAGTGTGCGGGGCAAGTCGGCACCGCCCTGCGTGTGCCTGGGGCCGATCCTCTTCGCGTCGCGGCTGCAAAGCGTCGGCAACATCGCGCGCTGCGCGCGATGACCTTTCCATTTCGCCATGGACGGCGAAAGCAGATTGGCCTTGGCGGTCAGCGTGGGCAACAACGAACACTCGTGATCGGCGGTGCGGTGCTCCGACATCGCTAGCCGCAAGCGGAATCGGTAAGCAAGCATAGCCGAGCTGCTCCAGCTCGCGCAGGACAGTGTCCACCCAGAGCGCAGCGCCGCTTGCCACGTTCTCGACCACGACCCACTCAGGCCGTAGCTCGCCGACGATGCGCTCGAACTCGAACCAAAGGCCGCTGCGAGAACCTTGCAGGCCAGCACGTGCGCCGGCGGACGAGACATCCTGGCAAGGGAACCCGCCGCAGATGAGTCCAACTCGAGCGAGAGTTGCTGCTCCGACGCTGCGAACATCGTCATATCGAATCGCCTCCGGCCAATGCTGCTCAAGCACCGCTCGAGCGCGCTCGTTGCACTCGACCTGCCACAACACGGGGCCGAGTCCGGCGCGCTCGAGACCGAGGTCGAGGCCACCAATGCCCGTGAACAGTGAGCCTATGGGGGTCACAGCGTGTCCCCTTTCAGCCCGTAGCTCTGCCGCAGCTTGCCCAGGTAGATGCGGCCCGCCTTGGTCGAGGGCGGCGGCAGCTGGTCGGTCAGCGCCAAGCCGAGCTGACAGAGCGCGAACGCGTCGGCCTCATCGTCGCTGCTGAACGTGCGCTGATGGTCGCGGGCGAGCGTCGAGACCATGATGTCTTTGCTGCCGACGCCGCTGCCGGTGACGAACTTCTTGAGGCTCGCTGGCGCCGGCTCGATGATCGGGCACTGCACGAGTTCGCACAGCCGCCAGCGCAGCACACCGCCCAGTTCGGCGCGGTCGTGGTGACCTTGCTGCGCCCGGCTCGCAGATGCGAATGCGTACCCCTCGATCAGAATCAGCCCGGGCTGCTGCGCCCGCACGACATCCAGCGCGCCGCGGATCAGGCGCTCGTACCGCTCCATCCGACCGCGGACTGTCGTGGCTGGCTTGCTCGACCAACGGCCCTCGACGAGCTGCTTGCCCGGCACCGAGTAGCAGATCGCGAACCCGGTCAGCGACGGGTCGATGCCAAGCACGCACTCGCCGAGCAGCGGCGCGACCCACGGCAGCCCGTCGAACAGGTCGCGCGCGATGGCACCGCTGCTACGCATTTTCGGCCTCGACATTGGCCCCGACCTCGGCACGCATCAACTCGACCAACTGCTTGACGTGCGCGGTGTTCGCGTCGCGCGCTTGCTGGTCGATGTGCCAGCGCACCGACCGCACTCCGATGTCGCGCAGTATCGTCAAGTCCTCGGCGAGTTCGTTGCAGCCGTGCGCTCGGAGCTGCACGATCGCGCGGTCGACCTCGAGCAGTGCCGGCCGCACCACGTCACGGATGTTTGTCATGCCCATGGTTTCCTCGATTGTTCGTTGCCGTTGCTCGGATCTGCTGTGAACGGGGCGAGGTTGGTCAGCGCGCCGCTCATCGGGTTGCGGATGATGTCGAAGCGCGGTTTGCGCCCGCCCCACTTCACTTTGGTCACCTTGCCGTGCGCGGTCGCGTTGTCGTCGTCGCCGCGGTTCCACAGCAGCACGATCACCTCGGCTTTGTTTTCGATCTCGCCGGTCTCTTTGAGTTCGTCGTCAAACGGCTCGGTGAAGCGCGCGCGCTTGTCGGCTCGCGACATCTGGCTGCCGAGCACGAGTGGGATGCCGGCCACGTCGGCCTCGCCCTTGAGCTTGGCAGCTGCATCAGCGATCACGAGCTTGCGGTCAGCGCGTACATCGAACGAGATGGCTTGCAGGTAGTCGACGTAGATGATGCCGCAGCCCTGATGCGCCAGCGTTCGGAACGCATCGCGCACGTCGAGCAGCGAGCGGTCGATGCGATAGCACATCAGCACCCCGACGTGCTCGAGGTCGGCAAGCGCACGCTCGAGCAGCGGCTCAGCATCGAACGAGAGCTGCTGCCCGATGAGCTGCGAGCTATCGACGCCAGAGAACATCGCGAGCGCACGTGCGCCCCAGATCTCGCGCGGGTCCTCGACCGAGATGATGCCGACCGTCAGGCCGAGCTTGCGCGCTTGGTGCAGCGCCATCGCGAGCATCAGGCTTGACTTGCCCGAGCCGCGTCGACCGCCGAGCACGTGCAGACCGCCGGCAAGGAAGCCCTTGATCGCATCGTCGAGCAGCGGGAACCCGGTCGGGATGATGCGCATGCGCTGGCCTGATTGCGGTCGAGCTGCTGCGAGCGCTGCGAGTGCAGAGCTGTGAAGCGAGAGCACCTCGACCTGGCCGCGCGGCTGCTCGCCGACTGCGTCACGCGCGTGCTCGATCGCGCCCTCGAGGTTCTGCTGCTCGCAGGACTCGAGCGCTTGAGCGAGGTTGCCCCGGACTCGACGCAGGTGACCGAGCTGCGTGAGCCGGTGCGCCATGGTCCCGAGCGAATCGGGGCGCGGCTCATGCTTGGCAAAGATCTCGTCGAGCGCATCGACCTGCGCGGTTGCACCTCGCGAGTCGAACGCATCGCGGATGGTCAGCGGGCTGATCTCGCCGCCTGCTGCTGCGAGCTCGTGCACTGCTGCGAGGATCTGACCGTGCTGTCGAGACCAGCAATCAAGCGGGTCCAGGCGCTGCGGTGAACCAAGGTGCTTGCGAACCGCTGCGCCCTCGTCGTTCCACAGCGCTGCGATGTAGCTGCGCTCGAGGTCGACGTCGACGAGCTGCTGGCGGTCGCGATCGGTCATGCCCGGGTCCCTTCCATGCGTCGAGCGACGACGAGCAGCTCTTGTGCGAGTTCGGCGTCGGGCAGTTCGCCGAGCCCAGCTGCTGCGAGCTCGAGCGCCTGGCGACGGTGCAGTTGGAACGTAACGCCGATGGTTCGCAACTGACTCGCGGTGAGGTGCCGTCGCGCTCGGCCGAGTAGCTTCCACACCGCGTGCATGCTGTAGCCCTGCTCGGTCATTGCATCGCCTCGCGTGGTCGCGACTCGCGTTGCTTGAACCACCACACCTGCGCAGCCGCGAGATCCTGGCTAACCAACCTGGCAAGTTGCGCAGGGCTTGCTTTGACGCTGGGCACTCGACCGCCTTGCACCGGGCCATCAGGTCCGAACCAGAACCATTCGATCACCGCGTGCATCGCGATCGCCGCGTTGCCCGCGACCGCGTTGCAGGCTGCTGCGATGGTCTCGAACTCGGATCGCCACGACCCGATCGCGTACACGGCGCCGGGGTTGGCGCCTGGCTTCGCGATCGTCTCAGCCCATGCGCGAGCGACTTGATCTGCGCATACCCTCTTGGCTTCGCCGTTCGCTGATCCGTTCGAGCATTCAGCAGCGGCGGCAGTAGGGGTGGGGCTCGGGGCCGTGCCACTGGCACTACCACTGCCACTGGGTACAGCCAGACGGATCGCGCGCCCGCGCCGATCCCGCTCCTGGTCTAGGTCTAGGTCTAGGTCAGGCACGAGAGTCTCGCGAGACTGCCGCGATTCCGTCGAGAACGATTCGCGAGGCTCGCCGGAAGTTTCTAGATCGCTGAAATCGTTACCGTTTGGAGCGGGCACCCTCGGCTTACCCGGCTTGTCGACGCGCTGGTGCCTGGCCCAGTTGCGAATCTGGAAATAGCGCTGTTCGCGTACGCGATAGATGCCGACAAAACCCATGGCAGAGAGACTCGCGAGGGCGTCGCGAAACAGTCGCGAGCTTTCCACCTCGAATGGGAACACCTGGGCGGCCAGTGCTTCGGGGATACAGCGCCCCCGACCATAGTCATCTGCGACTAGGATCAGCGCGATGCTCAGCACCCGAGCATGGCTACCCGCGCGCAGCAGCTGCTCATCCTCGAGCCACTCAGGTTTGATGGTACGTATGCGTGGACCAGGCATCAGCGTCTGCCTCCGGCCCTCGCCTTGGACGGCTCGAGCACGTCGAGGAAGTTCGTTTGCCGCACGTCCGGTGGCTTCGACCACAGCTTCACCTGCGGCTTGAGCGGGCTCTCCTTGTGGCGCCTGACGCGCGGCGCGCTCAGTCGCACCGGAGACCGCGCGAACGGGTTATCGATCACCTCGAGACTGCCCCAACGCGGAAGCAAGTCGTACTCCCAGAACAACATCCCGCCCGGGCCCATGTCGGGGCCGTCATACTCGTGGTGCACGTACCGCTCGAGACTCGCGATCACGTCGCCGCGCATCTCGCCTGTATCGAAGTGCACGAACAGTATGTACACCTCAGCGCCGGTCTCCTCTTGAAGGTCGCGATAGTGATCGAAGAGGCGCCAGTTGATTCCAGTGCACAGTGTGTTGGTCTTCCGAAACGGAGAACGCGCGGTCTTGAACTGTACCTTGAGCCGGCAGTGTGCCTCCGAGCACTTGCTGCCTGGGCCGTCCAGTGTCGGGGCTGTGTTGTCGTCCGTCCCTGAAGAGTCGAACGACGGGATGACGCGCACGTCGGTGCGCACGAGCATCTCCTTGATGCGTTTGACCACCTCGCCAACACGGCGTTGAAATGCAAGGTCACGCCGCATCGAACTTCTCCGACTCTGCGCCCCACGCCACCCAGCCCGGCCGCTGTTGGCGCGCGAACACCTCGAGCTTGCTGCCGGGGCACAGTGCCTCGACGAGCGCATAGAACTCGTCGGGCTTGCGCGAGTGATCCCGCAACGGCGCTGCCAGCAGCGTGGTCTGATTCGTCAGGTTGACGTGCGGCGCGCCACGCACCGCGAGTATGCAGTGCTCGGTCTTGCCGCGCAGCCAGTCGCCCGTGCCCATGCGATCCTTGGCCCAGGTGAGGATCGTTTTCTCGGCGAAGCCCCACGCGTCGAGCACCTGGAACGCGTCCCGCATGAACGCGTTCGTGGTCCAGAGCCACAGCACGCAGTCCTCGTGGGCGCGCTCGAGCATGGGCATCGCGCAGATCTCGGCCGTGCTCATGGTCGGGTACGTCAGCGCCGCGCGGTGGCTGCCGTCGTCCTTACGCTTCTCGTATGCCCACGGCGGGTCGGCGACGATCACCCGGAAGGGCCCCGCGGGCAGCGGCGCAGGCTCGCTCTCGATCCGCGCAGTGGCCTGTTGGCGGAGCGCCGCGCGCACCGCCTGTTTACCGTCGCCGGGCTTCTCGCTAGACGCGAGCTCGCCCAGCACCACCCGGCGCAGCTCATCCTCGAGCCGGCTGGCCTTGACGGCGGTGCCGAGATCCATCTTGCCGGCCTTCACAGCGTCGAGCAGCTGCGGCGCCGTCTGCTTGAGCTTCTTGGCCCGCTGCACGTGACGCCCCGACACTCCGAACTGCGCGGCCACCTGGTCGCGCGCTTGGTCTTGCCGGAGTTTCACTTGAGGACCTGTGTCCTCAAGTGATCGTCCGCGGCCCGGTGCGCTCCCGCCATGCGCGCGCTGCCGCGCCTTCGCCTCGGCTTCGAACACGGGCAGCATCTCCACCGCGCATGCCACCGCTTGCGACTTCGTGAGGTTGCGGCGCTTGAGGTTCAGCGACACCACGAAGTGCGCCGGCGACTCCCCCTCAAACTCGCGCCACACGGGCTTGACGTTCGTCCGCAGGCACGCCCGCAACCGGTTGCGGCCATCGAGCACCACCCGCCTGCCCTTGAACCGCATGCGCGTGATCGGCTCGCGCAGCCCGTGCTCGCGAATGTCCTCACAGAGCGCGTCGAGCTCGGCGCCTTCGAGGAGGGGAAACACGTCCGCGGCCGGGTGCGTGGTGTATTCGCCGATCAGCATAGGCAGACCCCTACGCGTTCGGTTGGGGTTGACGGCTGCGCGCCCGTGGCTTGCGCCGCTCCGGTTCTGGATCGTCATCAGTGGCCCGGAGCTCTACTTCCTCCTCATCCTCGGGCTCGTCACCGTCATCATCGTCGTCATCAGGCACGTCGTCGATGTCGATGGTCTCGTCGCGACCAGGCGACGGCGACTCGATCATCAACTGCCGCTCCGTAGCGGTCATCGTGACCTGCTCGACCTCGTCGCCGGTGTCTCGACGGATCAACCGCTTGACGTTCTTCGCGAAGTCCTCGTGCCACTCGCAGTTGACCTCGCGCGTCTCCTCGCCGCGCTCGATCATCTCTGCGAGGTCGAACCGCTCCTTGCGCTTCTCGCCGATCTTCTTGCTGAGCTTGCTGCGCTTGTCCTTGAGCTTGTCGATCGCCATCTCGCACTCGGCCATCGCGTCACCGCGCTGCAGCAGTTCATCAGCGGTCAGCTTGCACGCGAGCTCTCGAATCACGATGTTGCTAGCCATTCCGATC